AGATACAAAAAAATAATATTATGCCAAAAATTAGTTCATATAATACAGTTGCACCTCAAGGTGATGATAAGATAGTTATCACTCAAACAAATGGGACACCAACAGATGTAACCAAGAACATTACTGTCGATGGTTTAAAAACTTACATAGGACAAGCTGATGATATTCCTACTCCATATATGTATGTTTTGAAAAGACCACATGTTGATGCAACTACAAAAAATAAAAAGGCTTTTGTGGCTATGCAAAAACCAATTGAAACAGATTGGTTAACTAAAAATCCTAGGCTTTTTATGTTTAGATATAGAAAGTCAAAAACTAGAAGAATAGATTCAGGTGGCAGTTATTCCTATATAATGAAAAGGGCAAATTTTGTTCACCCTTCTCATAACAATGGAGTGTATCAGAGAGCTAATTTTCCAGGTAGCAATTGGGCATCAACACCTCAAGGTACTAATAGTGGAATCCAATTTTTCCCTATTCCAACAGAATGGGATATAAATAGTGAATTAAAGATTGCTAAGACAGGGTCATTGATAACTGACTTTGCTTCGCTAAGACCTACTACATATATTGAAGTGCCTTTTAATCCTTTAGGATTTTTGTATGATGTCGCAAATCCAACAGAAGTGACATCACTTCCTGCGACAACAACACAGGATTTTTGGGGGACAAGATTTTCCGTTCTTAGACCTGCTTCTAATGCGTATGCTGAACCTAATGATGATGGATTGCGTACCTCACAAATTATAATGAAATTTGCTATAGGTATACCAAACCCTACATGGACAAAAACAAACCATGAGTTGCCATACATATTTGGAGACTTATCAAACGCATTAATGTTAAAGTATCAATATAACAGGTCTGATAATAAAATTGTAAATAATTATACAATAACACAAGGCTCTAGTGGTCCTGCTCAAAGGTCTGATTATTAAAATATGCGAGGTGTGCAATTAGCCCTACATCTTTGTGATGTTGTCAATTAGTATTACATCCTTGCGATGTTTGCAACTAGTGCCACCTCTTCGCTTAGAATACCTCTGTTTACTCAGGGGTATTTTTTTTTGATTATATTTGTATAAATTAAATCTAATTAAATGAATGATATTCGTAAGATAGCAGTTGGTCCTGATTATAAAGGAGGAGCTATGCATTATGTTGTTGGACAAGAAATATTAAAAGGTACTTACAAAATACATCACATAAGATATGATGAAAATGTAGATGCCTTTAAGATATGGATTGAATCCACATATAACAAAGAAATTGTTTTGTGGAAGCAGTTTATTAATATGCCTGTATCTGTCGAATATAATATTAATTTCTAATGAAATCACCTTACCTATTTATCACTACTCCTTTAGATAATAAAAGATATAACAACACTAAAAATATAGGTGGAGTAGACTTTATAACAAGCACCTCAGAAGAAAACCATAAGGCATCTAATCGTATTGCTGAGGTGGTAGCCACACCTATTGTGTATGATGGTCCTATTAAACCAGGAGATAAACTTTTAGTTCATCACAATGTTTTTAAATTTTATAATGACATGCAGGGAAGAAGAATGTTGAGCCTGATCAGTTTTATATGTATCATGATGGAAATCACTGGAATACGAATGGAAGGTATTGTTTTACAAAACCTGTTCCTACTGAAGATTATTATCTATACAAAAACACTAACGAAGAACCATTAGTGGGTGAGATAAAGTATAGCAATGAATATTTGCGTTCACAAAATGTAAATACAGGAGACAAAATATGTTTTAAACCAGAAAGTGAATATGAGTTTGAGGTGGATGGTGAAAAACTTTATCGAATGTTTGATCATCAAATAACAATTAAATTATGAAAGACAAGCCTAAAAGAAAAAAAAGACCAAGAATAAAATATAATCCAAATGGCACTAGACCCACAAACTTTAAAGAAGAATATTATTCAGGCAGGAATGAGAGCCGTAGAGCAACTAATTAAAGTTGCTAAGGAAGATATAATTAAGCCAGACCCTGAAGATGAGTTGGCTGCTGACAGATTAAAAAACGCTGCAGCTACTAAGAAGTTAGCTATATTTGATGCTTTCGATATACTAACTAGAATAGAAAATGAAAAAAATTTAATGGAAATCGAAGCACGAGGTCCAAGTAAACTAGATACTAAACAAGGATTTGCAGAACGAAGGTCTTCATAGTTTATACAGGGTTATAGATAACTACATACCTAAAGGTCTTCTTAAAAAAAAGAATAGAAATAGGTCATGGAAATATGGCTATGATGAAAAGTATGATGTTGTTGTAATTTCTAAAACAGGTGAGGTAGGTGAGATATATGAAATTAACGGACTTAGGATTGGCTTGCCTAAAGCTCCAGAGTCTATTCAAAGAGACAATAACAAGTGGGAAAGAGAAGAACCACCAAAAGCAATTCTAAAAATACAATCTATATTCCAATGGAATGAGCATTCTAATACTTTTAAAGCTCAATGGGTAGACTATATTGAAAGTGAGTTTGATAAAAGAGAACAAGGCTATTGGTTTATAAACAAGAACACTAGTACATATATAACTGGGTCACATTATATGTACCTTCAATGGACAAAAATTGATGTTGGGTATCCAGATTTTAGGGAGGCTAACAGAATTTTTTACATTTTTTGGGAGGCATGTAAGGCAGATCCTAGATGCTTTGGCATGATATATTTAAAAATTAGACGTTCAGGTTTTTCTTATATGGCATCTGAAGAGTGTGCAAATGTGGGAACAATATCTAAAAACTCTCGTATTGGAATATTATCTAAATCTGGTTCTGATGCAAAAAAAATGTTTACAGACAAGGTTGTTCCAATTGTGAGAAACTATCCGTTCTTTTTTAAGCCTGTGCAGGATGGTATGGATAAACCAAAAACTGAATTAGCTTTTAGAATACCTGCATCAAAGATTACAAAAAAGAATATGTACAATGTTGATGATGAAGAGATGGAAGGTCTTGACACAACCATTGACTGGAAGAATACAGATGACAACTCTTATGATGGTGAAAAACTTTTATTATTAGCTCATGATGAAAGTGGTAAATGGCTAAAGCCTAACAATATACTAAATAATTATCGTGTGACGAAAACTTGTTTAAGGTTGGGTAGAAGAATAATTGGTAAGTGTATGATGGGGTCGACATCTAACTCTCTTAGTAAAGGAGGTGAAGAGTTTAAGAAACTGTATTACGATTCTAATCCACATGAAAGAAGTAACAATGGTCAAACTAAAAGTGGGTTATATTCACTTTTCATCCCTATGGAGTGGAACTTTGAGGGTTATATAGATGAGTATGGTATGCCTATGGATGATGTTATAGAGTATTGGAACAATGAAGTTGAAAGTTTAAAGAATGATCCTGACGCATTAAATGAGTTTTACAGACAATTTCCTCGTACTGAATCGCATGCGTTCAGGGATGAGAGCAAACAATCATTGTTTAATCTTACAAGAATATATCAGCAGATAGACTACAATGATTCACTTATACAAGAACACCATACAACTCGTGGCTCTTTTTCCTGGAAGAATGGAATTAAAGATACTGAAGTAGTATGGACTCCTAACACTAGAGGTAGATTTTTAGTAGGTTGGCTTCCTAAAAAAAATATGCAAAATAGGTACAAGAAAAATGCTAGGGGAGATTTCTTTCCTTTAAATGAACATGTAGGTGCTTTTGGTTGTGATAGTTATGATATCTCAGGTACTGTTGGAGGTGGTGCATCTAATGGAGCATTGCATGGAATTACAAAGTTTAATATGGATGATGCTCCTAGTAATCAGTTTTTTTTAGAGTATGTAGCAAGACCTCAAACTGCAGAGATATTCTTTGAAGAAGTATTAATGGCGTGTGTATTTTATGGAATGCCTATATTAGTAGAAAATAACAAACCTAGATTATTATATCATTTTAAGAATAGGGGATATAGAGGATTTAGTATTAATAGACCAGACAAACTTAAACACAAGCTCTCTAAGACAGAAAAAGAGCTTGGGGGTATACCTAACTCAAGTGAAGCAGTGAAACAAGCTCACGCAGCAGCTATTGAGTCTTATATTGAATCACATATTGGATTAGTTAAAGAAGATGAAATGGGTTATATGCCTTTTAGTAGAACATTAGAAGATTGGGCAAAGTTTGATATTAGCAATAGAACTAAGTTTGATGCATCTATTAGTTCAGGTTTAGCAGTAATGGCTTGTCAAAGACACCTTTATCAACCTGTAAAAAAACAATCAAATATT